TTACACGTTGTGGGAAACCCAGTGCGAACTTGATCTCGATGAATTTGCCCCCAAAGAATACAAGGGCCGTGGCATCGCGCTGCCGTATCTGGTCACGATGGACAAGGATACGATGGAGATCCTGTCGATCCGCCGGGACTGGAAGCCGGAGGACGAGGAATGCGAGCGCAAGCGGATGTACGTCAAATATCCGTATGTCCCAGGTCCCGGATTCTATGGCACGGGATTGCTGAATATCTTGGGCAACTCCACGGCGGCGATGACGGCGGCATGGCGGATTTCGCTGGATAGCGCGATGCTCGCGGCCTTTCCGGGGTTCCTCTATGCGAAGCTGGCCGGACGCCAGAACTCCAGCGACATCACGATCAATCCGGCTACTGGCACCGGTGTTGAAACTAACGGCATGCCGATCAAAGACGTGATCATGGATCTCCCGTACAAGGAGGCGGGCCCTGGCATGATGGCGCTGATCGACAAGATCACGGAACAGGCCAAGGCCGCCGGCGCGTCGGCAGAGATCCCAGTCGGCGAGGGTATCCAGAATGTCCCGGTCGGGACCATGTTGGCGCATATCGAGACTGCTACCAAGCTTATGGCGGCGACGCATAAAGGGATGCACACCGCGCAAGACGAAGAGCTGAGCCTCTATGCCGATCTGTTCCGAGAGGCCCCCGAATCGTTCTGGAAGGGCAACAAGCAGCAGAAGAACTTCTGGTCGATCGACAAGCTCATGCAGGCGCTCGACACCTTCACGCTGGTGCCGAAGTCGGACCCGAATATCCCAAGCCATATCCACCGACAAATGAAGGCGGTGGCGCTGGTCGAGCTGCAGGCCGGTCCGCTCGGCCAACTCATGGACCCGATGGAAGTACTCAAGCGGGTGCTCGGCGCGATGCGAGAAGACACGAAAGGGCTCATCAAGCCACTGCCGCCGTCGGATGGAAAACCAAATCCGGACGAGATCACGGCGCAGGCCAAATTGCTTGACGCCCAGACCAAGGCCAAGAAGCTGGAGGTGGTCGACGCGCCGGAGATGCAGCAGAAGGCCCAGCTCGAGCAAACCAAGATCGCGGGCACGATCAAGGCCAAGACGATCGATCTGGCCCAATCCTTGGTTACCCACGGCGGAGAGCGGGAAGACGCGACCCACGAGCGCGGCAAGGATGTGGCCCAGCATCAGCTTGAGGTGGCCCAGCATGCGCATGACAAGGAAATGGACCTGAGGTCGCACGATCTTGAGGAACGCAAGCACGGGCTGAATGTGCAGGCGCAGGCCACGGATGCGGCGCTAGGGGCGCAGAAAGCAACTACCGAGACGGCGAAGGCATTCCTGCCGAAAGAGCCCGCGAAGCCGAAAGGAAAGAAATGATGCCCGATCCACATAGGCCGCTTCTTCCAAACGGGGGAGAGTACGCAATTATTGCTATGAGATATGGGGATGTCGAACTGGCTTTCGCCATGAAGCCAGAAACTATGCCCTGTGGGTTGGCGCCTACCATGGAAGCCTTGAGGCAGCATGTTCTAACTCAAGTTGCCTAAAACTCTAGTAAAGCCGAAGGGTAAGAAGTGACACGCGACCTCGTCATTGAGAAAGCTCAGTTCAGAAAGCGGGAGCGCCGAAGGAGATTGCCCATAAAGTGTACCATCTGTTCACAAAGGTTCTCGTCTGAAAAGACAGCCAAGGAGCATCGGGTGAAAAAACACGGTGAGAAAGATCCGTTACGGAGCTTATTCCAGTGACGTTGCTGTAATCAGAAATTTGGTCTAGATACACGAAACCCGCCCTGTTTGTAGCAGGACGGGTTCGGTCTGGATTGGCTTTAGCAGGACGATCCAGTGAGCAGTGCGCGCCGCACAAGTTGCTATATGGCCCAGCGTGGTCATTTCGTCAACCGACATGGTCCTAGCAGCCCGGCTTTAGCCGTCTGAGCGCGCCGCATAACCTCCCTACAAAAGCGGCCTAGCGCTATTCTAGGGGCGAAGCGCGGGGCTCTAACCCCGGCCCGGGCAAATCCGCCTCTCGGTATGTCCGCATCCACGACTTGTAATGGCAAATCTCTGCATGGGTCATGCAGGCCAAGCGGCTGGGGTCCCCGATATCGGACATCGTGGGTATACGCGCTGTGAGGTCCTCAGCACCGCTTGGCTTACTCAGCCAGGATCAGCGGGGTGCGGTCTATGGCAAAACGGGATTTTGTTGCGGAAACGCTACAACGGTGCGATATAGGACGCGCCGTTGAACGGGTCGGAGGCTTAATAGACAGGGTTACCACCTGTGTGGGGTGCCAAGTAGAAACCGTTCGAACCCCAAACGATTCGTGCGCTAGCCAGAGGAAGGCCGCTTTAAATGTCCCATCCGATGAATGAATTTCGGCAGTCGAAAATGGAGAAGTCCCGCGTTTCCAAGATTGTTCAGGGCTACGCCAAGGGCGGCGCGGTTCACAAGGACGAAGCGCAGGACAAAAAGCTGATCAAGAAGATGATCGGCAAGGAATTGTCGGCCGAGGGCGGGAAGTCGCGCCACCGAGCTGATCGGCCGAATCGAGCCAAGGGCGGCCGCGTCAAGAAGGGGAACGCCAAGACCATAGTTAATGTGATCACCGGCGGCCATCCCGCCGCTGGCGCTATTCCGCCGATCCCGGGCGGTGGCATCGCCGGTCCTCCCCCGATGGGCCCGCCTCCTGGCGCCATGCCGCCTCCGATGGCAAAGCCGCCCATGATGCCGCCTCCGGGTGCTGGTGGGCCTCCCCCGATGCCGATGCGCGCTAAGGGCGGCCGGGTAGGTCGCTCAGATGGTGGCGTCGTGGACAGAAGTGGAAAATCACTTAGTTCTGGAGACCCAAATTCTCCGCCCGTCCAAGCTAAAGTAAGGAGTGATACGTGGCCACCGGCAAAAGTTTCGGATAGGGCCACAAAGCGCGCCAAGGGTGGGCGTGTCAGCACCAAGGGCGTGAACGAGGGCGACGCGGTCTATAACGCCAGCGTGCGCCATGGGACTCAGGTCGACCACAACGACAGCGGCAAGACCGATTTATCGAAGGCCAACTACCCGCGCGGCAAAGTGGTCACGTTTAAGAGTGGGGGAGTCGTGAAGTCGTTCATGACCGGCGGTCGTATCAATTCGCCGCAGGGCGTGGCCCCGGCCACGAAGCTCCCCGGCGGGGCGGGCGGCGGCAAGGGCCGTCTCGCCAAGGCACATAAGGCGGCGCGGTCCTGATGCTGGTCAAGCATACCGATAGCGGGTCGGTCGTCACCATCAGCCGTGACGATCATCCCGCTCTCGCCACCAATCTAGCGCGGCGAATCATTGCCGAGCGTCAGGCCCTCATCGAAGGCCTCGTATCTGCCAAGGACTGGCCGGACTACGAGCGGCGCCGCGGCACTATCCAAGGGCTGAATGCCGCGCTCGCGCTTTGTGCGGATGCCGAGAAAGCTGTAGAAGGCTAATTGATTCGCCGCCCCATGCCGGGGCGGTACTACGCAGGGGTGCACCCTAATGTCACGGCCCAAGCGAGGCATCGGTAAGGTCACAGCCAATTCCGTCGTGGTTACGGCGGAATGCCAGGAAGAGGCCCACGCACTTCGATCCTATTGCGAGAGTACGTTTCCGGTTGGGACGCCAACCGACAGATATCTTTCTCTGACCGGTGAGCCATACACCGAGTTGTGCCAACCTTTCCACGATGGGTACCTAAGTCCGGGGGGCGCAGGTGCTGCCGCGCGGGACCATTTTGGCCGGTACGCATCGGATAAATCTGGCGTCCTTTACTGGCGCATAGTCCCAGAAGTTGCCTTCCTCGCCAAGACCCGAAGGTATAGCTACTACATGCGCCTTCTCATCTCAGACAAACCAAGGAACGCTTAATGGCACAATCACCTCTTGGGCCTGTAAGCGGAGATTTGCCAGACACGGCGATCAAGGTATACGCCAATAACTGGGTGGCGACGGTTATTACATCGCCTCATCCATCCACAGATGGATTCTATTATGTGTACTGCAGTACCGTTGGTGCGACACTCTTAGACGCGCTGAACGCGGCTCGTCACGTACTTTATGTCTATGCATGGGGCCGCACAGCATTCATTAGAGTAGAGCCAGACGCTGAGTCCTATACGGACTTTGACACCAAAATCATCCACCATCGCGGCATCACTCGGTTCAGCTACAAGCTAGAGCCGGGAGTTTGGTCGTACCCTTCCGAAGACATTCCTCTTCAATTCGGAGAACAGCACTGATGGCTCGATCCAATCTTTCCGGCAAGATGCGCGAAGTGGCAGAATCCACACTGCCGCGCGACAAGGCGCTCCTGCTCGCCCTCGGCAATGTCCCGAAAACGCGGCTTACCGTCCTGCATTCTCAGGTGCTGGTCGCCGGCTACATCCCGTCCAGTAGGACCAAGGGCGGCATCTTCCTGACCGACAAGGCCGTGGAAGAGGAGCGCTGGCAGGGCGGCTGCGGCCTCGTCATCGCGCTGGGCAAGGGCGCCTTCAAGGACGACCACATTGCTAAGTTCCACGGAGACAAGTTGAAAGTAGGGGATTGGGTGATGTACCTTCCGGCCGACGGCGTGGCGCTGGCGATCATGGAGGTCCCGTGCCGACTGTTCCAGGACAGCAGAATTTTGATGAAAGTCGATGACCCGAGCTTGTTTTACTGATGACCATAGAGCCGCCGATTTTCGATGAATTGCGATGGCTTGCCGTCTACCGGCGGGGAGAGCTTGTTCCCCATAGTGCAGTGGTGGAGCATCCGGTCCTGATGCAGAGAATGAAAGATTTTGGAACGCCGGAGCGAGTCGCCGAATCAGATCACTGGCGTCGCAAGGAAACGGACTAATGGCAGTCTATTGGAGCTTGTTTTACTGATGCGACGCAGCGTTTCAAAACGACGGTGGATCGCACGTTATCGGATGGGAAAGCCGGTAACGCGGGAAGCGATTGAAAACCACCGTGGGTTATGGGAGCGAATGAATAAAATAGGCAAACCCGAAAAGATGTGGCTTACCGACCACTACAAACTTAGTGAGGCGAACGATGCCCGATGATCTTGACGACGACGCAATCACCGTGATGCTCGGTGCCGAAGAGGGCGATACCGTCGCCAAGAAGACAGAGGCTAAAACGGTAGACACCACGGACCCGCTTGAGGATCTGCGCGGCCAGTTCAAGACCATGCAGAGCACCTTGTCGTCGACCACGCAGCGGCTCGCCGGCGCGGAACAGCAGATCGCGGCCAAGGACAGCGAGATCGCCGATATCCGAAAGGAGGTTGTGGTCAGCCAAGCCGACACGATCGAAGCCGGAATCTTGGCGGCGGAAAACGAGGGTAAGGCGGTCGAAGCCGAGTATGTACAGGCCTTCGAAGCCGGGGACGCCCCGGCCATGGCGCGAGCGCAGCGCAAGATGGCAGCCGTTGAGGGCAGGCTAGGCCGCCTGCGAGAGGCCAAGGACGATCTCAAGGAGGAAGCGGGTAAAACCACCGTCAGCCGCCAGACACCCACCCAGCGGGCTCCCAGCGACCCTGTAGAGGCTGTGGCCCGTACCCTGTCTTCCGCCAGCGCGGCTTGGGTCCGCGCTCATCCGGACTGTATTACCGACCCGAAGAAGAATGCCCGCATGTTGGCGGCGCACAACCTGGCGGTTGCGGACGATATCCCAATTGACACCCCCGAATATTTCGAACGGATCGAGGCCGGTGTGAACCCGACGAAAACAGCGGCTCCGGCCAAGGAAGAAAAAAAGCCCGGCGCTGGTGTGCGGCCTAGCTCGGCGGCGGCTCCTAGCGGTGATGTGGGGGGCGGGATGAACGGCAGTTCTGGCGCAACCGTGCAGCTCACCAAGCGCGAGGTGCTGGCTGCGACCGATGGCACTCATGTGTGGAACTACAATGATCCCAACGGGAAGTTCAAGAAAGATCAGCCCATAGGTGTGCAGGAATTTGCTCGCAGGAAAGTCCAAATGAAAAAGGAGGGCCACTACGACCGGTCATTCGAATCATGAATCCCACCGAATGGAAGCGTACAGGGGACTGCCGCATTGTTCCATGGAAGTTCGGCCTGATGCGTGCCGAGTTCATGGAGCGACGTGATTTCCCCGATCCATACGGCGACGACGCAGGCAATGGCACATTCCAGACCAGATGGGTTTCTGCCGGCCGCTTTCCGTGGGAAATGGATATCACATCGCCTTTCGGATTCTGGAGCACCATGTCTACGCCGGTGGGCGATACCAAGAGGTTCGGTGATCGCGCACTTTGGCGCGGCTTCATCACCTATTTCAAGGGAAACGACAAATGAAGCCGGTCCGTGAAGTAGTCACCCGCGAAATCATCGACGACCTCTGGGGCGCCGGCTACACGATCCTGCCGCGACGTCGGCATCCGGACCCGTTTTATATCGACCCGGCGATGATCCCGGTCACGCGCGCATATCAGTGGTGGCATCTGGTGCACGATCGAGGTTTTTTCGGCGGGACCAGCGGCTGGGCCCCAGTCCCCGCATCACGTCACGATGGCTACTTCATGCCGGCCGGCTTTGTCGGTGACATCGAAGTGAATGGCTTGGGCCTGTTCGATAAACCAGAGTTCGAGGTGAGGGAAGCGCAGGCCGCTGCTGTGCAGAAGGCGAAGGATGCGGCCGACCCGGTCAAATTCTTTGTCGGCAAGGGGTTTGATGGCACGGTCGTCATGAGCCACCAAGACGAGACCGGGGCCATTGAGACCACCGCCAAGATCGGGACCGGCGGTGCGGCGCACGTCAATGAAGAGACCAAGACCTTCAACCCGATGATAATGGTTCCGGTGGATATGATGCCGCACATGGGCGCTATATTTGCCGAGCGGGACCGGCTGGTTGATGAACTGGTTTCCACTTGGAATGGTGGATGGGAACTGACGGACCAGCAACGCGCTTGGGCGCTGGCGTACAACGATGCCCTTGAGCGAGACGCTGATCTGCTCAAGGGCCCTACCCTCAACACGATCGTTCTCCCGACTGCGGTCAACACCATCCGCAGCAGAATCAAACAGGAGTCCAGCAATGGCGACTAAGCACATAAAGATGGATGACGACCCGATCACCAAGGTTCCGTTGCTGAAGGCGGACGGGACGCCACGCGGACGGCCTGGCCGCAAACCCAATCCGAAGCCGTCGAATGTGCCGAGCGAGGCGCATGCCGCACCGCCGTTGCGCCGGAACAATCCCCGCCCGCCGCCGCGCCCCCAAAACCGGGAGATCACCAGGGAGCCAACCCGACCTGCCGCAAGTGTGGTGCTAGGCCGTGGCGGCGAGGAATTGTCTCGTCGGCATACCAACGCCGGTGGGGATATCTTCGATCGCGTGAAGCCGCCCCCGGGCTGGTCCTACCAGTGGAATGCAGTGACCGCGGTCAACAAGGAAATCGAGGAACTGCACAAAGGATCGATCGTCGACCTTTACGAAAATGGCTGGCGTCCGGTCCCGGCGTCGCGTCATCCCGGCGTGTGGACGCCGGCGGGCTACGATGGAGCTATTATCGTGCGCGGCCAGAGGCTCGAGGAACGTCCGGCGTCGATGACGGACGAGGCCCGGCGGGAAGATGAGGCCCGCGCCAAGGCTCAGTTGCGTGACCAGACGGACAGCCTGCGGCTTACTCAGTCCAAGCTGCCCGGTGCCAACGCCAGCCGTGCGCGGGATGTCAGCGGCATGCGGATGCAAATCGATAAATCGTTCGAAGTCCCGCCAGACACCGATTACGATATCGATCCGGAGGGGTGATTAATGCATTCAGGCCGTGGTGGGATGGGAAGTCACAAGCACTACGTATCTGGCCATGCCACGAAAAGCCCTCGGGCTCGGTTTCTTGAGAAGATGGAGGCGGAAAAGTCTGAGCGTAAAGACCGCAGCGCCATCAAGGAACCGAAGGGTTCGGTTAAAGAATTGTTTGATACAAGGCTGCGAAAATAGATGGCAGATATATCTGGCGATTCCACATTAGAGGAAATCTTTAATTCGGGCATTTTAATTGAGTGGCAATCATGGCCGTGGGGGCTTCCTCAGCCAGAACTGTTTGCATGCGGGAAAGTCCAGGCATATGGGGATATGTTGAATAAATTAACCGAATGGTACCCCAACTTTGCGTGGAAAGTTTGTGACTGCGGGCAGGTTGTTCCTAATGCTGATATGGGGGAACAGGTGTGGCCTTCGAAAATCGTGGAATCAGGGGCTTAAATTAAAATGGCAAATATTCTCTGCTACGTGCCTGCATATGGCGGCCAGATCACCCTCGCCACGTTCATGGCCACTCATCGCATGGTACCGATGCTCCACCAGAAGGGGCACTCGGTAGCGATCACGACATCATCCAGCCCGGATATTGTCGAGGTTAGGAACGCCATGCTCACGGCGTGGTACGACGGCATGAAGGGATCCAGCCATCTGCTGATGATCGACGCGGACATGGGTTTCCCGCCTGAGGTGGTGGTCGACATGCTCGCACTGAATGAACCCATGGTGGGCGTGATCTACCCGAAGAAAAGCCTGGATATCGAATGGGCGGCCTCGGGGTGGGGCAAGGATCCCAATGCCGGCGGCAAGGGCCATTTCATGAAGGTGCGCGGTCTCGGGATGGGCTGCTTTCTCATCCGGCGCGATGCGGTCGACCAGATCATCGAGCAATTCCCCGGTATCATCGACACGGCGTTGATGGACCCCTCTATCCATCCCGAGGGCCGGATGATTCGCGCGTTCGAGAAGTGCCGGAACGACGAAGGCCACCTGATGTCGGAGGACATCTCGTTCTGCTGGCGCTGGGAGAAGTGCGGCGGGACGGTGTGGGGCGCGGGCGGGTACGAAATCGAGCATGTCGGGCCGCATTCATTCAAGGCCTGCTATGCGAAGTGGGCCGAAGAGAAGGCGGCGGTCGAGAAGCTGCAACAGGCGGCAGAATAGTGGAAAACCGCAAGCGCCGCCGCGTCGCCCCACCAGTACATCACTCTGATGAAACCAGGATTGGCGCCTGCGCGGACTATCTACTCGGGAAACCGCTGTGCGAAATTGAGTATAAATGGAAGGTGAATACGTCCACAGTCCGCAACTGGATACGCAAAACCGGGCAATTCAAAATGCGCCAATCCAAGTCCGGCAACAAGCCCAAAATAGCCGCGTGACCATCCACTATGACCAGAACCAGCCCTTCGCCATCAAGCGCTGCAAGTATGGGCTATTCGCATTTAGCCGGAATGACACGTTCATCGGCCGGTCGCTGGACCAATACGGCGAGTGGTGCGAGTACGAGCTGGATTTGATTCGAACCCAAGTCGGCATCGGGGCTATTGTCCTCGATGTCGGTGCCAACATCGGCACGCATACGCTGGCATTTTCCCATATGGTCGGGGATACCGGCCATGTCGTGGCATTCGAGCCCCAGCCTCGGCTTTATCGGTTCCTGGCGGCCAACCTCATCCTCAACGGGACATCGAACGTGCGGGCCCTGCGGGAGGCCGTGGGGCCCTATATCGGCGATGTGCCGATGGCCGCGCTGCCGCCGGATGAGACCATCTTCAACTACGGGGCGGTGCCGTTGCTCGCCCAAACCCCGAATATGATCACCACGCCCATGATCACCATTGATTCGCTAGGTCTGGCGCCGACGCTGATCAAGATCGATGTGGAAGGGATGGAAGCCGACGTTCTCAACGGCGCGACCGAGACTATCCGCCGGCATTCTCCTATTCTCTATGTCGAGAACAATGGCGAGGAATCTTGCCGTATTAACGCGGCGTTGGACCGAATCAACTACCGCGCGTGGTGGTCGCTGGGGCCGTATTTCAACCCTCATAACCACTTCGGCAACCCGATGGATATCTGGCCAGGCGTGGTCCCGAGTGCGAATCTGATTGCACTACCTAAGGCTAGTGCGGTAGGTTTTCAGCTACCGGAGTTCCTTGGTCCAGAGGATAACTGGATGAAGGCGCAAGAGCGCATTGTAACGGAGTAAAGCTGCACACGAATCCCATGGACGGGGCATGCTCTATCGAGAAAAGAATGCTTCTCCCAAGGTAATAGGTGCGCTGAAAGAAATCCGTTTAGCCTGGGGTCTGTCGAGAGAAGACCTTTCGGAACGCTGCGGGGTTAGCCCCCGAGCAATCTACTACGTCGAAGCCGGCCACCGCAGCCCCACTCTGGAAACGCTTGAGCTGTGGGCCGATGCGCTCGGCTACGAAATCACCCTCAAGCCAAAAGGACCATGATGCGCGCCGCATTGATCGTGCTGCTGCTGTGCAGCCCTGTGTTTGCCCACGACCCGAGCCACCGCGAGCAGGATGCTTGGTATCAATCGCTGATGCAGCCGGATGTCCCCACCATGAGTTGCTGCGGCGTCGCAGATGCCTACTGGGCGGATGAGATCCATGTCCGGGGCGGCAAGACCTACGTTACCATTACCGACGACCGGGACGACGGACCGCTGCGCCGGCCGCATGTCGATGTCGGGACCGAAATTGAGGTGCCGGACAACAAGCTGAAATGGGACCGTGGGAATCCAACGGGGCACGGCGTCCTGTTTCTTAGTCGGCAGCAGTACGTCTACTGCTACGTCCAGCCTACGGGTATTTGAGATGGCACTTACCGGCACATTGAGGGCGTGGGAGGCATTCGGGTGGACGTTCACGTGCGCGGTACTCGTGATCGTGTTATGGGCATGGTATATGGACCGCAGAAATTTGCCGTGATGGATTGAACCGAGATGAGTTGGGGCGAAGTTGCTCTTTTGATGACGGCGCTGTGCAATGTGGCACTGACCTCGCTTTCGGTGCTTCGATCCTGCCAAGCGCGGGATATTTCATTGAAGATACGGGCGCACCAAGAGAACGAAGGAACCAAAGTTCCGTAGGCGCATTGCTCCCATTCATCAGAGGGCCAAGCCATGCTCCCGGCAGTCATAACATTCCTGATCTACGTTTGCGTTCTCGCGCTGGTAATTTATTTGATAATTTGGGTTTTACAGGATGTGCTCGGCGTGCCAATTCCGCCGAAAGTCATACAGATCCTGTGGGTGATAGTAGCCCTGATCTGCATCCTGTGGCTCGTGCAGATGGTCCTTGGAGGTGGCGGCGGTTTCGCCAACTTTCGACTCCGATAGCCCCATCGTCGATCGCTCGCCTAGCATCTGCAGGGGATGTTGAATGGCCGCCCTTAGCCGGGCGGCTTTTCGTTGGGCTATTGACGAGATGATTATTTAGGCTGTATAGCGGAACCCAACATCCATCACGCGATGGAAAAATCTGGTCTAGGTCGAGACGACAGCGAAGCGACTCCCTGACCCTCTGACTGCCCCTGCGTTGGGCGGTTTCCAAGGCGACAAATCCGGCAGTGCCTGCCTGACAGCCTCCACGTAACAGGGAGCGGTTCTGGCTATGGCCAACACGCAATCAACTTATGGATTTCGCCATATCGGGTTCCTTTCCGGTGGCGCTCCTGACTATCAGATGGCAACCCGCCTGATATCGTCCGCCAATACTACCAAGATTTTTCGAGGTGACCCTGTCACCAAAGTCGGCACCACCGCTTACATCGGTCAAGGCGCCTCGGCTGTGACGACCATCCCACTTACCGGCATCTTCGATGGCTGCGTTTATATCCCTGTAGGCGGTGGTACCCCCCAGTGGTCTCCGTTTTGGCCAGGCGCAGCCGCACAGGATGCGACCGCTTACGTCATCAACGCTCCGAATGCACTGTTCTTGGCGGCAGCCCTGCTTACCGCTGTCACCAATACCGATATCGGCGTGAACATGAACTACAATATCGGCACCGGCTCAACAGTCGGCGGCGGTTTTTCGGGTGCGACGTTGGACCAAGGTTCTCGCGGCGTCACCACCACACTGCCGTTTCAGGTCTACGGTTTGTACCAAGGAATTGGTAACGGGTCCGACCCGACGTCCAACTTTAACTGGGCTGTGGTGACGTTCAACAACCAGCTGTTCAAGACCATGACGGGGTCGGCTTAACCCCATGACAACTGTTGTTGACCCACTCGGAACGCCTACGGTGATCTACAATCGGTCGGGTACGGCCATTGTGACGATGATGGGCGGTACGGCTTTCAATGGGGCTGCGGGTAATGATGCCCCTCCCATCACGAGAGTTTCCCAAGTGACCGTAGTTCTGGTTGAGACTTCAGTGGTGCCGGGGGTTGGGTACAACATTTATGCACGACTGCCGGCAGATGCTGAAATAGGCGATGTGGTGGAGGTTTATGCGCCGCCACCGCAAGCGACCAACCCTCGCGTTTTCCCAAACGTAGGGGAGTCGATTGTCCCGCGCCCGGTTAGCACAGGCACAAACTATGCGGCTGGGTGTGACGTTGATTTCGTTCGTGGCGGCATAGCCTTCCGTAAAGTGTCTTCGACTCTCTGGATGCCAATAGGCGCAGTTTAAGGAAAAATGATCCATGCCCGTAGCCCTCGCTAGCATCCGCTCCGAACTCCTGCCCGGCCTCTTCGACGTCCGTGGCTCCTACGACATGATACCGCGTCAGTGGGACAAAGTTTTCAAGACCCACAAGTCCGCGATGGCGGTCGAGCGATCGACCCAGATGGCGTTCGTCGCTCTGCCGTTCCTGAAGGACGAAGGCGCCGCGACCCAGTTCGACAACAACGCGGGCGAGCGCTTCACCTGGGCCTTCGTGCACATCGAGGTCGCCCTCGGTTACGCGATCACCCGCAAGGCCATCGACGACAACCTCTACAAGGCGCAATTCAACCCGACCAACCTGAAGCTCCAGGAAGCGTTCGCCCAGTTCAAGGAAATCCAGGGCGCCAACGTTCTGAACCTCGGCTTCACCTACAACTCGTCGCAGATCGGCGACGGTGTCGCGCTGTTCTCCACCGCCCATCCCTTCGACGGCGGCACATGGGCCAACACTTCAACCGTGCCAAAATCCCTGAACGAATCGTCGCTGCTGGCCAACATGACCAACGTGCGCACCCAGTTCGTGAACGAGCGCGGTCTTCGTATCCTGTCCCGCGCCCGACGGCTGATCGTTCCGCCGAACCTCGAGCAAGTCGCCATCCGCCTGATGAAGACGGAGCTTCGCCCGGGCACCGCCGACAACGACGTCAACGCCATCCTCACGCTGTCCGGCGGCCTTCCCGAAGGATTCCTGGTGATGGACTTCCTCACGTCCAACTTCGCATGGTTCCTCACAACGAACATCGAGGGCCTGATCCACATGCTTCGTATTCCTTACGAGAGCGATATGTGGGTGGACAATATCACTGACAACCTCCTCGTAAAAGCGTACGAGCGCTATTCGTTCGGGTACAACGATCCGCGCGCCGCGTGGGGAGAAAATCCCACGAGTTGAATGGGTTGCCTAGTGTGAATTTTGTTGGTACATATTTGGTTATCTTAAATAGGAGAGCCAAATGCCTGCAGCCACATTGGATAATCTGAGAGAGATTTTTGATTACGATCCCAAGACGGGTCGCTTTAGTTGGAAGGCAGAGCCAGGATCAGTAACCGCAAATGGTTATCGCTACATCAAAGTGAACGGGAAGCTCCAATTAGCTCACCGGCTCGCGTGGCTCTACCATTACGGAGAGGACCCAGTTGGGTTAGTCGACCACATTAACGGGGATAGGGCCGACAACCGGATAGAGAATTTGAGGATCGCGACGTACTCGCAGAACTCGGCGAATGCAAAGCGGCACTCACGGAACACAAGCGGACTGAAGGGTGCTTGCAAGGTGATGCGGAAGGGAAAGTGGACGGGCCGGTGGCAAGCCTCGATCACTTATCAAATGAAGCAGATCAGCCTTGGATCACATTTCAGAACCAAAGAGGCAGCCCACGCCGCATATGTTGCGGCAGCCGAGCGCCTCCAAGGTGAATTCGCTCATGACGGAAGCGTGAAGGAACTGGTGCCTCGGATGGTTGACCCATCGCTGATCGTACCTTTGGGATTTGGAGCTTAAACGATGCCGGCACCCGGAACATCCTTTGCAGGCCCGCTTATTTCGGGTCCGCAGCAAAATTCGATCAATGGTTCTCCGGCGAACGTCGGCTATGCGGTTCTGTCGCAGACGCTGGAATTGGTGCAGAACAGCACGAACAACGTTTCGGGCACGTTCACCATCCCCGAGCACTGCCAGATTCTGGACTTCTTAATCGACAATCGTGTCGTCTGGAATTCCGGCACAAGCGCTGGTCTCACGATCGGTACTGCTGCTCTTGGCACGCAGTACATGTCGAGCCTCAATCTGAAGAATACGGCCGGCAGTGGCGTGGACGTGGGCCGGACCACGGTTCCTACCATAGCGGCTGGTCCTCCCGTGCCGACTGCGGCGCAGTTGCTCGCCATGGCCGACACAGGCACCAACAAGAGTGTTGTGGCGACTGTCGCAGTCAGTGGGGCGACGTCAACCGGCACCACCCGAATCACGATGCGCTACGTTCAAACCACGGCTTGGATGTCGTAAGAAAGGGAACTGAGGCCATGAAAGGCAAGAAGTGCAAGGCGGGCGGCGGCGGTCTCACGACCGAGATCGTCAAGAAGAGCCCGGCCTACGACGTGATCAAGGAAGCCGAAGGCAAGAAGAAGGGCGGCAAGGTCATGAGCGCCGAGGGCGGCAAGTCGAAGCACCGGATGGATCGTCCGCGCCGTGCGTCGGGCGGCCGGGTCGGTTCGGACAAAAATCCGTTTTCGAGTGCCCGCAAGGCGAGCTCGCCGGGCAAGGCTGCGGACTGAGGCTGCGATGGCGAAGCTTACGGCCAAGACGCGCAATGCGTTACCCGCGAAGGATTTCGCGGGACCGGACCGCAGCTTTCCCATCAACGATAAGAATCATGCTCGGAATGCGATGGCGAGAGCAAGCCAGTTTCATCCCGAGTTGAAGGCCAAGATCAGAGCAAAAGTCCACCGCAAGTTTCCTGATATCAAGCTGGACGACTAGCGGTCTGGAGAAAGGACCGCAGATGCCATACCAGCAATCAATCACATATCCAGCCGGGTCCTCTGGCGCGCAGACTTCCGTCAATCTCGATCATTCCATTTCGCCTTTCCAGGCGAGCGTTGCGTGCATTGTTGGCGCTGGAGCCACGGCGAATTACAAGCTTCAGATGACATACGATAATTTTGATTCTCCGACCGTAACGGACGCCGGCGCGACATGGTTCGACAGTCAAGATATTCCGGCCGGGACGGTAGGCAGCAAAATATCAGTCATCAATAATCCGGTGACGCGGATAAGGCTCAATATAACGTCATTGTCTGGCGGTACTTTGACCATGACGGCCGTTCAGGGGCTTTCGAAAAACTGAGGGGTGAGTGATGCGGGCTTTGATCCTGATTTTTGTTTTGATGCTGGGCACCTCTGCAGCCGAGGCGCAGCCATATCCTCAGGTGGTCACCGGTGTCAGCAACATCAACACCTATAGCGCCAGCAATTCATTCGCCAGTACATCAATCGGCGATCTGTTTTGCGTTTATGGGAGTGCGACCAAGGTCGTAAAAGTAAAGGGAATTAGAGTCACGGGCACCGGTGGAACCGGCGCCGTCTTGTTGAGTATGGCGATAGTCAGACGCTCCACCTTGGGGTCTGGCGGAGGATTGACGGCCATCACTCCCGTGGCCAGTGACCCGCTTAACTCCGCCGCCACTGCAAGCGCTATGTATTTCACTTCCACCCCGACGCCGGGGACGCTTGTTGGAAATGTCAGAAATCGTTACATGACTTTTTCCGGCACGACTGCGGCCGTTGCGGGCTCTGAGGGTCTGTTTCAGTTCAGTGTATACTGGGACCAGCCTCAGGTTTTACGTGGAACGGCTAATGGAATTTGTGCGGCAGCACCTTCGGCAGGCTCATCGTGGGCAATTGATGCAGAGTGGTCAGAGGAGTAAGTAAAATGGTTATCCAAACGGGATCATACAACGACTTCAAGGCGATCGTGGCCAGCCTCACTTCCCCCACGATGTATGCCGCGACTCAAAGCTACCGTTGGCAGGCCGCCGCCGTGAGCGACGATATCGCCGTGGTGGTGAACACCTATGACGGAGAGCCTGGGGCGTTCTCTACGGACTTCCCAACTGTAATCGCCTTGGAAGAGTTGGCCGTTTTCACTTGATCTGAGATCTGGGATGCTGAGATCATGGGATCGCGGCGGCCTAGAAGGAGCCGTAATCCATGACCTCAAGTGGTCAATACAACTTCACGATGTCAAACGGCGAGACCGTCCTAGAGGCGTTCAGCCGTATCAACGTGCGCCCGACATCGATTCGCCAAGAGCACATGGTCGACGCGCGGCGTGCGCTGAACCTGCTGCTGGTCGAAGCCGCGAACAAACAGGTCAATCTCTGGAAGGTAGAACTGATCTCGGTACCGATGATCAGCGGCCAGCTCACCTACACGGTCCCGGCGCGTGTCGTGATGATGCTCGACGCATGGATTACGACCGGTACCGGTGTCACCGCATCCGACACCACCATCACCCCGATCAGCCGTACCGAATATGCGAGCATGTCCAACAAGCAGACGCCGGGCCGTCCGACGTCGTTCTGGTTTGACCGACTGATAGCGCCGACGTTCACGGTGTGGCCGGTGCCGAACCAAGCCAATATGTGGACGCTCAACTATTACGCCTGCGCTCAGATGCAGGATGCCAATTTGCCCGGGGGCGAGACGCCGGACCTGCCGTACTTGTGGCTGGACTGGTTTGCGGCGGCATTAGCCCATAGGCTGTCTAGGAAGTATGCGCCGGCACTGGAAGCTGTTAGAAAGGCTGATGCACAAGAGGCGTGGAGCGTGGCGGCTACCCAAAATGTCGAAAATGTACCGTTATCCATAACGCCAACATTAAGTTCCTATTACAGAAGATAAGTTAAGGGCTTGACTCGGATGTTTGTTGTTTACGTTGCCACCAACAAAGTAAATGGCAAGCGCTACATTGGCGTTACCGGTCAAGGGCTGCCTGCTCGGAAAGCGCGCCACGTCAATCAAGCCCACCAAGGAAGTGTGCGATGTCCGCGGCTGTATGCGGCGATAAGAAAATATGGAGAGTCGGCGTTCGAGTGGAAGGTGGTGGCTTCTTTTGCTTTTAGAGTTTTGGCCTACCATCATGAGTTTGTCTTGGTCAGGGATTGGCAGCCAGAATACAATGCTTGCGCTGGGGGGAATATGGCTCCTATTCCAGCCGGCCGAAAAAAACCAGTAATATGTCTCGAGACAGGGAAAGTTTATGAGAGCGTACTGGCTGCCGCATCTGCGGTACGCGGGTCTCCCTCCAATATAGCCGGTATCTGTCGTGGGGTAGCGACGACTTGCAGGGGGCTACACTTTCAATATTTTGCAGCCCCCATGACGAGCGCGCAACGGCGTGACTCCATCGCCTTAATCGAGAGTATAGGTGTTGCTAGGCGCAAAAGGCCAACAATACCCCGTGAACGGTTACCTAGGCAGAGGAACCGTAGCGGCAAGCCTGTTATTTGTCTGGACACCGGAGTTATATACGGGAGCGCTTCTCGCGCCGCCGAATCTATTGGTGTAGACAAGGGGACCATCAGTAGAGTTTGCCGCTACGATCGTGGCCAGAAGCATGCAAAGGGGCAGCACTTTGCTTTTGTCGAAGATGTCGGGCAGAGGATGTTTGCATAATGCGCCGACATCCCAAACAGGCCCGAACCGACCCGACATCGCCCCGCGGCTGGTTTACCTGTGACCGTACTGGGTTCATTGGCAACCTTGAGAATGCGCAGGACCAATTCCAGTGGCGCGGTCTGAAACTCTTGCCGCTCAATCTTCGGATTCTACCGAAGTACATCGACAAGCCACAGCGGCAGCTCGGGGCCAACATTCTGTCTCCGGATCCCGTCGGACTCACTCAGGCACGTCCTGAGAATTATCCGGTCGACGAGATCTGGCCACGGCTATTGCAGCGTGGACAGCCGAGGTACCTGCAGCGGTCGTCATGCTCGAGATCGCTGCAAGCCTCGGTCTACTACGTAACCCAGCAGGATTACTGATGCCGTTCAACCCCGCACAGAACCCGCTGCTGAACGATTTCCAGGGCGGCCAGATGACGGACCTGCCGCCGTTCTCCGGCGCGTTTGATCCGACGGCGCTGCTGGAGATTGTTTCGCCTGGCACCGCCGAATTGGGCGTGAACTATGCGATTACGCTTGGGCAATTGGTTGCGCTGTTCGGCGGGGTTCCGGTCTTTATCACCTCGGGGTCGGTGTACAATTCCTTAGTAAGTGACCAGCGGATTTTGGTGAACAAGACGATAGGAGGGCCAGAGTCCATCATCTTGGCACCGAGCGCGGGGTATTTTCTGCCGGTTCTGGTAAAGGACCTCAAGGGCGATGCCGATGTGAATCCGATCACGGTGACATTCTCGGGCGGTCAGCTTATGGACGGACTGACTCAGGTCGTCATCAACAATCCGTTTGGGTTTTTCTGGTTTAATCCTCTCGCCTCCGGTGGCTGGTATGATGCGGCTTTCTAGACTTCTGGCGCTGGCCGGGCTGTTCGTGGCCCTTGCGGGGCCTGCTGGCGCACAATCCGGGTGCGGCGGTCAGTTTGGTGCGGGGCGGTTCTGCGGCAACGTGGGGGGCTCTACGGGCCTTCCTGGGGCCGTCCTGATCCCGCCGGGTGGGACCACACCGATTGCTGGCGGTACGGTACTTGGGAACCCGACGGCGGTTTCGGCGCTTCCGGTGGCCACCACAGCACCGGTTCTTGGAATTCCAGGTACTTCTACGGGCCAGATCGGCCTTGCCGGAACCACAGGCGGCACCGCTATCCTGCGCGCCCAATCGGCGGCGGGTTCCGCGGTCTCGTTGTTGCCGACTGCGGCAGGCACGTTGGTCGGGACCGCAGCCGCGCCGCTGGCGATTAACGCCGTGACTGGGCAGGCTTCTATCACGGGGCTTGCGGGCGGGGTTCTGGCGGGAGCCGGCCCGGCATTCACGACAACCCCGGTCCTTGGTGCTTCCGGTACGTTGGGGTCGCTAGGTTTTGGTAACGCTACATCGGGTATAGTCACTGTGCAGCCGGTGGCCGGCGCGCTTGGTACCGTGACGGTCAGTCTCCCCGCAGCCTCTGGCACGGTCGCTGTCAGCGCTTCAAGCCCCTTGGTGCTCGGGGCTACGTCTGGTGCCCTGACGTGCCCGACATGCGTGACATCGAGCGGCGGTGGCGCGATCACCGGGACGGCTCCGATTACGGTAAGCGCGGCTGGTGTCGTAGCTCTTACGACTCCGCTGGCACTGAATTTCGGCGGCACGAACGCCAACCTCACGGCGAGCAATGGCGGCATCGTCTGGTCCAACGCTACGCAACTCCAGATTCTGGCGGGCACCGCTACCGCGCGTCAGATGCTCCAGTCCGGGGCTACGGCGACCCCGGCATGGTCGACGGCGGTATGGCCCGCGACCACGGCGGCCGGCACGGTCATGGCGTCCCTCACGGCTAACACCGTCACTGCTTCGTCGGCTCCGGTGCTCGGCATTCCCGGAACCACGATCGGCACGCTGGGCTTGGCGGGAAATACGTCTGGCACGGTTACCATCACGCCGCAGGCTACCGCCGGGTCTCCCACGCTGACGCTGCCAAACACTTCCGGTACATTCGCCGTCGGCGTCGCCACCCCGCTATCGCTCAATGCCACGACTGGAGCGCTCGGGTTCGTCGGCACCAGCGGCGGAATCATCTATTTCAATAGCGCGACATCGGCGGCATCGTCAGCGCTGCTGACGGCCAACGCGCTCGTTCTTGGCGGCGGTGCCGGTACCGCGCCAGCCACACTGGGCTCGCTCGGGACCGCGACGACAGTATTGCATGGCAATGCCGCTGGAGCTCCGACATTCGGGGCCGTCGTGTCGGCAGATCTCAACATCACGACAACGAGCTGCACGAATCAGTTCCTGACGGCCATTTCTGCGACCGGCACCGGAACGTGCACCACGGCTACGCTGGCCTCGGCTCAGTTCGCCAACCAAGGCACGACGACGACGCTCTTGCACGGGAACGCGGGCGGTAACCCGTCATTCGGTCAGGTGGTATTTGCCGATATCGCGACTGCGGCGATCGCGACCGGTGCGAACTATCTGGCCGGTACGTCGTCGACCACGCTGATCCCGCCGAACATCATTTATCAGGCCGAGACCACGACGACGTTTGGCGCCACCACGACGTTCGATTTTGCGACCTTCATCAACACGAACGTAACCCTAACCGCCAATATCACGACGCAAACGCTCTCGAACGTCACGGCCGGGAAGGCTGGGACCATCACCTTCACTCAATCTGGCGCGGGCAGCTTCACCACGGTTTGGAACTCGATCTTCAAATTTGCCGGCGGCGTTACGCCATCGCTCACAACTGGCTCAGCCACCGCCGTCGATGTGCTCAGCTATTCCTGCCGTAGCGCCACGTTCTGTGTGGCGTCCCTGACGAAAGACGCGAAGTGATCTCGTTCCGCAATCTCATAAGAGTGGCGGCCATAGCACTGGCTGTGCTGGTGGCCGCGCCGCTCTCTGCCAATATGCCGGGAACATTCATGCCGCCGTTTGGTAAGCCTCTCGTCACTATTTTCCTGACGAGCGGCACCACATGGGCGGTGCCGTCGGACTGGAATAATACCAACAACACGATCGAGACGATCGGGGCCGGCGGCGGCGGCGCCACATATGGCGGTGCGGCCAATTATCCGGGCGGCGGCGGCGCCGGGGCCTATTCCAAGTCGGTCAACCAAACCCTCAGCGGAACGGTCGGGATCGCGGTCGGCGTCGGCGCGGCGGCGGGTGGTACTGGTGGCGATACGTGGCTGTGCAACGCCACAACCAATTGCGCCACCATCGGCGGCACGGCGGTTATAGCCGGCGCCAAGGGTGGTGCTGGAGGTTCTAACCTGGGCACTGGAGGAATCGGTGGTGCCAGCGCTAGCGGCATCGCGTTGGGCACGGGCAACGTCAAATCGTCCGGTGGCGCTGGCGGTACCACAGGGGCATCGCCTGCATTACTTGGCTCTGGAGGCGGCGGCGGTGCAGCTGGCCCGGGCGGGGCCGGTGCGGCTGGAGGAGGAGGAAATCCCACATCGAGCGGCGCTGGGGCTGGTGGCGGCGGTGCCTCTGGCGGGACTGTCGGGGGCGTTTCGATAGGCGCTGTAGGTGGTGTCGGAGGTATGAATTCTCTTGGCACTGGTGGCGGCACTGGCGGTAACCCGGTCTGCGGGGCTGGCACTCCGGTCTTGAATGTTGGTGGTGGTGGTGGTGGCGGCGGCGGAAATAACCCTAACTCTTTTGGCTGCGTTGGTGCCATTGGCGAAGAGTACGACAGCACGCATGGTGCGGGCGGTGGCGGTGGTGCTAACGGACAAGGAACGCCAGGCGCCAACGGCGGCGCCGGCGGTCTTTATGGTGGTGGCGGCGGCGGTGGTGGAATCCTCACTGTCGGGGTTGGCGGGGCGGGGGCGAACGGTCTAATAGTTATCCGGTACTTTCCTCTCTGAGTAGAGCGCGGCCATGCCACTGACATACGCTACGTTTACAGCGTCCCTCTTCAACTTCTTGGTGATCCCGGCTGGGAATGCGGAAGCAACGGCGGCGGTGCCAAACATCATCGCCGACGCCGAGGCGCGGCTGTATCGTGACCTTGATCTCCTTAACACGGTCTACCGTGATTCGTCGGTAGCGCTGGTAAGTGGAAATCGCAACTTCACGGAAGCGGTATCGACCACCAACGGGCCGTTTCTGGTGACACAGGAATTGAACGTCATCACGCCGGCCGGGACCACCAACCCCGATCTCGGGACGCGCGTGCCGCTATTGCCAGCGACGAAAGAGATGTTGGATTTTCTTTACCCGAGCGCGGTCGGCTCTGGCATTCCCCAGTATTTCGCTCCGATCAACCAGAACAGTTTCGTGGTCGGGCCGTGGCCGGACGCGGCCTATACGGTTGAGGTTGTTGGTACGCAGCGTCCCGCGCCGCTGTCGGCATCAAACACCACCACGTTGCTCAGTACGTATTTCGAGGATCTGTTCTTGGCGGCGGGACTTTCCATCGGCGCGGGATATTTGAAAGACTACGGCGCGGCCACAGATGACCCCAAATCTGGTATGACATGGGAGAGCAAGTATCAAGGCCAGTTGAAGTCTGCTATCACCGAAGAGGCTAGAAAAAAGTTTCAGGCGCAAGGCTGGGGCGCGCAGAGCACGGGCCCAGAGGCCACGCCAGCGCGGACGTAATAGGAGGCTGCTATCGTCGACCCGACAACTGTCAATGTGCTGCTGGCGGTCCCCACGCATGGCTCTGACGTCGACACCTGGGACCAGCCCCTCAATGCGGACTTTGTCGCGATCGATGGGCTATTCGCCGGCGTAACTACCGTTGGCCTCAGCAGCGTGCCTGTGACATTGACGGCTCCAACCGGGACACCGGTGCCAGGAGCCGGTCCTACCCAAGCACAGAACGTAGTAATTCGGTTCACCGGTCTTTTGTCGGCGGATATCGTGGTCACCCTGCCGCTGCCGGGGCGCTATGTCATGGAAAACCTAACCACACCAGCGAGCGGGTCTTTTACCGTCCAGATACGTGGCACAGTGCTGACCGGTTATGTTGCCCTTCCTCCAGGGGCGACCGTCACGGTTTACAACGATGGGTCTACCGTGAAATTCGTCGATATGGGCAAGCCGGGGGATATGGAGCTTTGGTCCGGGCTCGGAGCCCTGCCACGGTGGGTGACCAGCAGTTTTCCGCAGCCATACCTGTTGAGCGATGGCTCCATCTATAATGTCAGCGATTATCCGTATCTAGGGGCCAGAAATGGGGCTTCTTTTGGTGGCAACGGCGTCTCGACGTTCGGTGTTGCAGACTTGCGCGGCCGGGTGCCGTTGGCCTACGACGGCACCGGCGCCAGGATCACGGTGGGAGGCTGTAGCCTGAACGGTCAGGTAATCGGCGCAGCCATCGATACTCAATCGGTGACTCTTACTGCCGCTCAAATTCCAAGCATATCTTCTGCTGGAGTAAACAACATTACCGTCGCTCAAGGCGGCATCCTTACCGGCACCGGAATATTTGTCTTTACCGCTTCAAGTGGATTTGGTTCCAGCGCTAACCTTCCTTCTGGTCTGGCCCAAGTCAATTCTATTTCCGGAAATAACACTATCAACGTCGTTTCTGGCAATACTGGCGGCGGGCTCCATTCGAACGTGCAGCCGTCTCAGGTTGTTGGCATTTGGGTTACGAAAACGTGATATGGAGCCATCATGGCATTTGGCTCCGTAACCCTTCGCCCCGGCGTCAACGTCGAAAAAACGCCGACGCTGCTTGAGGCCAGCTACGCCCAGACACAACTAATTCGCTTTCGCGATGGTTTGGCGCAGAAGCTTGGTGGCTGGACGCAGTTCTATAATCTTGCCCTTGGCGGTGTCCCCCGCGACATGCATGCGTGGGCCGATCTGAATGCGGTCAACCATCTGGCAATAGGAACCACGCTCGCCCTTGACGTGATCACCAACGGACTTCTGGAAAACATCACTCCGCAAGAACTGTTGTCGGATTTCGCGCCCAATTTTTCGACCGTCATCAATACCCCGACGGTCACTGTCATCGACCCGAACATCTCAAACGTCACGATATATGATGCGGTGCTGTACAATACGCCTATCTCGGTGGGCGGGATTATCCTGTCCGGGATTTACCAGATTGTTTCCATTGCAGGCACGCACTCTTATCGGATCACGGCCCTCACCAATGCGACGGCCACCGTCAACAACGCCGGCACAGTCCCGTCTTTCACCACCACGGCCGCAAGCGCGGTGGTCTCGGTCACCCTGACGGCGCATGGCATTACGGCGTTGCCTGCTACTGTGGTTTTTCCGATACCGACGACCGGGAATGGTGTGACGATCCTGGGTGCCTACAGCGTCAATACGATATCCAGCGCGAACGCCTTCACCATCACGGTAGACAGCACCGCTAGCGCCAGCGGATCGTTTTCCATGAACGCCGGCAATGCGGAGCTGCTGTACTACATTTCGCTCGGGCCACCCCCTACCGGCGTCGGGTATGGCATCGGAGGCTACGGTCTCGGCGGCTATGGCACGGGTGTGGTCAATCCGAATCAGGGTGGCGTCAACATCACCGCGACCGATTGGACATCGGATAACTGGGGCCAGCTTCTCGTGGCTTGTCCGGAAGATGGCGGAATTTATTACTGGGACCCGGACGGGGGTTTCTTCACCGCAACATTGGTGACGGACGGCCCCACATTCAACCGCGGCATTTTCGTCTCGACGTCGCAGCAAATCCTGATTGCGTTCGGGTCTACGGTTGACGAGCGAACCAATGGCGGCATCGGCATCCATCAAGACCCCATGTTGGTAGCATGGAGTGATGTGAGTAATTTCTTCGAGTGGCGGGCGCTGACCGGCACTCAAGCCGGCAACTTCCGGATTCCAATCGGGTCCTCATGCGTCGGAGGGATGGCGGTCGCGAATCAAAACCTGATCTGGACCGATCTTGATCTCTGGGCCATGAACTACATCGGCTACCCCGACACATACGGATTCAACAAGATCGGGGCCGGGGCCGGGCTGGTTTCCAGCCATGGCGCGATGCAGATGCGCGGCGCGGTTTACTGGATGGGCAAGGCGAATTTCTATTCCTACAGCGGGTCCGGCGTTCAAGTGTTGCAGTGCTCGGTGTGGGACTTCGTGTTCCAGAACCTCAACACCGACTTTATGCATAACGTGCGGGCGGAACCGAACACGCCGTTCAACGAGGCCGGGTGGGCCTTCCCGTCGCTCGCAAGCGTTTCCGGGGAGAACGACTCCTACGTGAAGCAGAACATCAGCGAGCCCGGGCAGCCGTGGGATTATGGAACATTAAACCGGTCGGCATGGATAGATCTGACAGTGCTCGGTCCTCCGATTGGGGCCGTGTCCGGAGGGGTAATCTACCAGCATGAGACCAGCAACGATGCGGCCGGGCAGCCGTTGGTATCGTCGTTCACCACCGGTTATTTCATGCTCGGCGAGGGCGAGGATTTCGTGGTGGTCGATCAGATCATCCCGGACTTCAAATGGGGGTTCTTCGGCTCGCCGCAGACCGCTCAGGTACAATTGACCTTCAACGTGATCAACTACCCTGGTGACACGCCGATCCAGTATGGCCCGTTCACGGTCACACAGGCCACCCAATTTATTTTCACGAGGTTTCGTGGTAGGCAGGCCAGCGTCACGGTGAGCAGTGCGGACCTCGGGTCATTTTACCGGCTTGGGCGCATCAGGTGGCGGGTTGCAACGTCCGGGAGACGGTAATGGCAGAAGGCGATTTCGGCGGCAATTCGACGAGCGAGCAGGGTTTAAAGGATTTAAACACCACGCAGCAGAGCGGCGTGCGATATCTCGGCTTGATTATCCAGGCGCTGCAAAATGCGTTCATTCAGTTCGGTGGCCGCACTACCAGCGCTACCGCTGGGACCTTTGGCGCGCCCCCTGCCCAAGTCGCAGGATATGTGTCATTTACCGCCCCTGATGGCACGGTCGGGAAAATTCCATACTATGGTCCATGACATGAATGACCAAGCTCTTGCGACTGCCTACGCGGTCAAGCGGCGCCGATGCC